ATAGCATTAGTTACTGATACACACTTCGGTGCAAGAAGTGATTCTCTTGCATTTGATAACTTTTTTCGCAAATTTTATAGCGAGTTCTTTTTCCCTGAGTTACAGAAAAAAGAAATCAAAACTATTTTACATTTAGGTGATGTTTTCGACAGACGAAAATACATAAATTATAATACACTTAAATCTTGTAAAGAATATTTTTTTGATAAGGCACAAAGTCTGGGAATGGATGTACACATGATTCCTGGTAATCACGATACTTATTTTAAAAATACAAACGAAGTCAATTCACCAGAATTGCTTCTGAGGGAGTACGACAATGTTCAAATTTATCCCGATGTTACAGAGTTGGAATTTGATCAGAGAAAAATTCTCTTTGTCCCTTGGATTTGTAATGAAAACTATCATGAAACCATGGAAACAATTAAGTCTACAGATGCAAAAGTCTGCTTTGGACATTTTGAGTTCTCAGGTTTTCAAATGTATAAGGGTGTTGCAAACTATCATGGAATGGATGTCGATCCGTTTAGCAGTTTTGATTTGGTTTGTTCTGGTCACTATCACCACCGTTCTAGTGATGGTAACATTTTGTATCTTGGTAATCCTTATGAAATTACATGGGCTGATTATGGTGATCCTAGGGGCTTTAACATCTATAATACGGAGGACAACTCAGTTGAACATCAAAAAAACCCTTTCAACATTTTTCACAAATTTTATTATGATGACACATCTGATTCCTTCAGAAGCGATCTTGATAATTTCGATTATAATATTATTGCTAATACCTGCGTAAAGGTAATTGTTGTACGGAAGAATGATTTTTCTTTCTTTGATACCTTTATAGACAAACTCTATCAATGTAATTTAATAGAGTTAAAAATCATAGAAGACTTTTCAGAGTTTGAAGATGAATCAGTTGGAGAGATTGAAGTTAATCCAGAAGATACTATAACACTATTGAATGATTATATCGATAGCATATCTACTGAATTAGATTCTAATAGATTAAAAACTGTTATGCGGACGCTTTATGTAGAAGCACAAAATTACGGAACTTAAATGCTAAAATATCTAGTTGCATCTGGGTGTTCATTCACCTGTGAAAATTTATGGTTGAGTGATGATGAATATCAAAAAACTTGGGTCACACCTCTCGCTAAGTCTCTAGATGTTCAGAGATTAAATATGGGATTAGGCTCTCAGAGCAACGGTCTTATCATGCGAAAAGCAATGTGGGCAGTTAGTGACTTGTTGAAACATGATCATGTTAGTTCTAAAAACATTCTTGCTGTTGTCATGTGGACAGGTCCCTCTAGAATGGAGTGGTTCGATGAAGATAGCGAACAGTTACCTAATACTGATGATTGGATGAGCCAACGAAATCCTGAAACATTTGTTCCTGATGCATCTGGTGGTTGGATAATAGGAAATCATCACTGGAAAGAACAGCGATCTAAAGTTTGGTATCAGAATTATCAGAATCCAACTTATGATATCATAAGAACATATGAGCATATTCTTAATCTGCAAAATTTCTTTGATATTAATAATATTAAGTATGTGATGACAACATATACTGCTAATGCTTTAAACAATTATGGTAATAATTTGGGTAATTGGCAAGGATATGAAACTGCTTCTAATATTTCATGGATGAATGACATGATAGATTGGTCTCATTGGCCACAGATTACAGGTGAAGCAGATTGGTTACTAGAGAACTATGATAAGTACGATGTATTCAGAGCAAATGAGATAAAAAAACATCCAAATAACTATTGGCATCCTAGTCCATATGGACACAAATTGTTTTCTGATAAGGTGCTGTTGCCTTTCTTGAGGAATTTATATGATACAGTTTGAGAAGTTAAGATGGAAAAACTTTCTGTCTACAGGTAATGCTTTTACCGAGATAGATTTTAAAAGACATCCTAACACATTAGTAATTGGTGAAAACGGTAGTGGAAAATCTACATTATTAGATGCTTTATGTTATTCATTATTTGATAAAGCATTTAGAGCGATTAATAAACCCCAATTAATTAATTCTATAAATCAGAAAAACCTATTAGTTGAAATAGAATTCAAAATAGGCAAAAAAGAATATCTCGTTAGACGAGGTAGAATGCCAATTGTTTTTGAGATATATTGTGATGATGTTTTAGTAGATCAAGATGCCGCTAATAGAGATATGCAGAAGTATCTTGAAGAAAGTATTCTCAAATTAAATTACAAATCGTTCACTCAGATAGTTATTCTTGGTAGTGCATCATTTACTCCTTTTATGCAATTACCATCGGGACAGAGAAGAACAATTATCGAGGACATCTTAGACATTCAAATTTTTACTATAATGAATCAAGTCTTAAAAGATAAGACAAATACTTTAAAAGACACTATAAAAGATTTAGATTCTCAGTTACAGGTAGGACAACAAAAAGCAAAGATACAAGAACAATATATCCATACACTAGAAGAGAATAAGAAAAACAAAATAGATGAAATCGAACTAAAAATAGGAGAGTTGAATGCAACCATACAAACGCTTGAAGGCAATAAGACAACACTCAGCGGCAAAAAGAGTCTACTTAATGATCCGCAAGAAAGACAGCGAAAACTCCAAAACTATTCGGAAAAATTTAAAGAACAATTAAAGAAGATCAGAAAAGAACTTGACTTCTATGAAAATCATAATGATTGTCCGACATGTAAACAGGGTATTCCACATGATTTCAAAGAAGAGATAAAATTACAGCGAACAGAAAAAGTCACACAACTTGAAGAAGGAAAAGAAAAACTTGAAAAAGAGTTTACAGAAGTTGAAACCATGGTAGAAGAATACCTTAAGTTGAGTGATGAGATACTTTCTGTCACTAATGATATTGTCACCAGTGAGAGGTTTCTTCAGAGATTGATCTTAGAGAAGAGTGAGGCAGAAAAGAATGTTGGTAATATAGATGAAGAGAAATCTAAATTGCGAACAATGATAAAAGAGGGTCTTGCTATAGGTAAAGAGAAGTCTGTACAAAATGAAGATATGCATTACTTTGATATTGCATCATCCCTATTGAAAGATACTGGAATAAAAACTAGAATAATAAAAAAATATCTCCCAGTTATCAATCAATTGGTTAATAAATATTTGGCTGCCATGGATTTCTTTGTTCATTTTGATTTAGATGAGAAGTTTGGTGAAACAATTAAATCTAGACATAGAGACAGATTTAGTTATGCCTCATTTAGTGAGGGTGAGAAACAGAGGATTGATTTAGCGTTATTGTTTACATGGCGAACAATAGCAAAGATGAAAAATAGTGCCGCTACTAACCTACTAGTACTTGATGAGGTGTTTGATAGTTCATTGGATACGAATGGTACTGATTATGTGATGACTTTATTACAGACTATAGGTGATGATGCTAATGTGTTTGTGATAAGTCATAAGGGTGATCAGTTATTCGATAAGTTTAGGGGTGTTATTAAGTTTGAAAAAAGGCAAAATTATTCGGTGATAGTATGAGCGAAAATATAAATATAGATAATGTGGAAGTACCAGTAGTATATCTAAATGATTTAAAATTGATTCCTTGGAATGATCCTAGATTATCTAGACCTCCAACGGAATTTAATTTTGAAAATCCACAGAATGATCCTTTGTTATTTCACAAAGAAGTACATAAGACTATGGTTGATTTGGGTGGAGTTGGATTATCTGCTAATCAAGTCGGTCTTGATATGAGATTCTTTACTATGGGTATACAGAGTCCAAAGACAGGAGAGATTTTTACTAGAACATGTTTTAATCCTGAGTTGTTAGGAGTTAGTGAAGAAGAAGAACTTGCAGATGAAGGGTGTCTTAGTATACCTGGACTAGTATTGAAAGTCAAGAGACCTAAAGAATGTGACTTAAAATATACTGATCAACATGGTGAAGAACAGACGGAACATTTTATGGGTATAGCCGCAAGAGTAGTTTTACATGAGTATGATCATATGTTGGGTGTAAATTTCATGACTAGGGTTTCAAGATTAAAATTAGACAGGGCATTTAAAAAACTTAATAAGAAATCGAGGCAGATTAAGAAGGACATAGAAAATGGCGTATTCAGATAAGGTTCTTGATCATTACGAGAATCCAAGAAATGTTGGTAAGTGGGACCCTAAGACTGATGGTGTAGGTACTGGTATGGTTGGTGCACCTGCTTGTGGAGATGTGATGAGACTTCAAATAAAAGTCGAAGATAATGTAATTAGAGATGTGAAATTTAAAACATATGGTTGTGGTTCTGCCATAGCATCATCTTCATTATTAACTGAATGGGTAAAAAATAAAACGCTAGAAGAGGCAGGTGAAATAAAGAATATAGAGATTGCTGAAGAACTTGCATTGCCTCCCGTGAAAGTCCATTGTAGTGTGTTGGCAGAAGATGCTATCAAAGCCGCGATTGCAGATTACAGGGAAAAAACATGTTAGAAATAACCGATAATGCTAGAACTTACTGGCAAAATATATTGGAAAAGAAACCAGGTGCGAAATACATTCGCCTTTCTTTAAAGGGTGGTGGGTGTGCAGGATTTTCGTATGACTGGGACTATACTGATAATGATGAGAGAGGAACTTTAGTTGATGATTTGCTAGTTGTAGATGATATTGCATCTATGGCAATTATAGGTAGCACAGTTGACTTTGTTGAAAATTTAGGTGGCGCTCATGTGACTATTGAAAATCCAAATGAACAGGGTTCATGTGGATGTGGTGAGAGCATACAGTTTGATATGAACAATTTAGCCACAGCAGTTTAGGAGGAAGAAACATGGCAGACGATTTTGATTTTGGTTTTACCGCAGTAGATGAGATTCCTACTGGTGAACCAAGAGAACCAATAAAAGCAGAAGTCTCAGATGATTTTAAAGATGATATCATGGCAAAATTAGAACAACTGGAATCTAGAATTCTTGAAGCAGATAACAGCGGCATGGTCAATGAGCATAGATCATTGATAGAAAGTGATGTCGCTAATAAATTACGAGATGTAGAGGACTTAATATTGCCTCTGTTATCTAATTTGAAAAAGAATCCAGAAAAGGATTACATTCATTGGCCCAATCGAAATGTAATTATAGATAAACAGATTGAAAAGATACAAGCAGTAACTAGATATTTTGAGAGAATATAGTGAAAGATGAGATCGAACATCAAAAACAAAAAATAAGATTTGAGAAAAAGCAGATAGAGAATCAATCGGAAATCATCAAAAAACAGACGGAAATCATCAAAAAAATGATAGAAGAACGAACAAAACGCTAACTTTTTTTGCTTTTCGTTATAAATCAAAGACTTACAAGACCAAAAAACTCTTGACTTTTACTCAAAAACCAGTATAATAGTATATGTAATTGAGAATTGAGAGAGTTTAACAGATGCAGATAGCCCAGACAGATTATTTAGCGAAATTGCTTGCGACAGAAGATGTTTCTGTAAAGTATGATAATGTCCCTACTGCAATGTTCGATCTAAAATCACGAACTATTGTTCTCCCAAACTGGAAAGAATGTTCTCCTGCTTTGAGGGATTTACTTGTTGGTCATGAAATTGGTCACGCTTTAGAAACCCCACCTGAGGGATGGCACGATGCGATTTGTGATCAAGGACAGGGATTCAAATCATTCTTAAATATTTGTGAGGATGCTAGAATTGAAACCGCAGTTAAAACTAAGTACCCTGGGATAGTTAAGAGTTTCTTTGCCGGGTATAAAGAGTTATTAGAAAAAGATTTCTTCGGTCTTAAAGGAAGAGATTTACAAACATTACCTTTAATCGATAGAATTAATCTGCATACTAAATGCGGTAGTCTTCTTGGTATTAAATTCTCTGAGGAAGAGCAAGCCTTTGTAGACAAGGTTAAGAATACCACATCATGGGATGATGTAATGAATATCGCCCAAGAACTTTATGGTTATTCTAAAACTGAAGAGTCTATGATAGAGCAACAAGAAAGCCTCAGTTTCGGTGATGGAGATGATTTTGAGTTTGGTGATGATTTTGATTTCGGTGACGGAGATGATTCTGAACCTACTGAAGAAGATCAGGAAGATCAGGAAGAAAGTTCATCAGGTAATGCTGATGATTCCGAAGATGAAACTGAAGAAGATTCTGCAAACGGTACTGATGAAGAAGAATCAGAGTCAGAAGAGACTGAATCCAAAAGTGAAAGTGGTGAGATTACTGAAGGCTCTGAATGTGAGCCTGAAGCCACTACTGATACGAATTTCAGAAATAATGAAAATCAATTAGTCAATAGCGAAGTTACTAATATAGAAACTGTCAAGTGGATGAAGTCTAAAAAAGATGATCTATACACTATGCCGATTTCTGAAACTTGGGCTACCGATTTTGAATATAAGACTGGTGCTCTTTATGGCAGTAATTGCATGTCTCTTCCTAAGACTCAGGCTGAGTCAGTACTTTGGAATGAGTTTAATCAGAAAAATAGAAGTTACATCAACCTTCTTGCCCAACAATTTGAGATGAAGAGGAAAGCCTCTGTACTCGCAAAGGCAAAAGTCTATAAGACTGGCAAGTTGAATGAAGATAAGTTATGGGCATACAAGTTGACCGAAGACTTGTTCCTTGCTAACACTGTGATTCCTGATGGTAAGAATCATGGGTTATTCATGATGATCGATATGTCAGGTTCCATGCACAATCAAATGGGTGCGACTATTGAACAATTATTGATTCAAGTTGCGTTTTGTAAGAAAGTGAATATTCCTTTCAAAGTTTTCGGGTTTTCAAATGCTGATTATGATGAAGATCAAAAAAACAAAGTTGTCGCTAATGTTGATTTGAGCGAAGGTCAGTTATTCATAGCCGATCCATCTTTCAAATTAATTGAATTGATCTCTTCCGAATTATCTGGTAAAGATTATGCCCAGACTTTCAAGAATATGCTTGGGTGGATGAAAGCATACACCTACTCAGATTACTATGAGAATCAGGATGTTCTAGTAGAAAGATACACTATTCCAAGACACCTTCAGTTATCGCAAACTCCATTAGCACCAGCAGTTTTGGCTGGTAGAGATTTGGCGATTAAGTTCCAAAGAGAAAACAAGGTTGAGGTTTTGAATACAATAATTCTTACCGACGGTGGGAATACTAGCGCCCTAGATATTGCAAAGGGCCCTGTAGAAAAAGACGGTGAGAGTTGGAACTACTTCAATTCTACAGACCTTCCTCATAATTGGGATGAGATCCACATAAAAGAAGGTCCATTACTTACCAAGCATATTGCTAAGGATTCAGGTTACTATAGATATACAAGCGATGCGTGGTACAAAGCCGCTCTGAAGCATTATAAAGTGACCACGGGTTCTAGAATGATCTCCTTCTATATTTGTGAGAATAAAAAGAGTGCCGTTTCTGAAGCATGGAATGATGCGAAGGGTCATTATGATAGTTATTCAACCGAGTTTGAAAAGAAGTACAAGACTTATAGAAAAGATAACTATATGGAAATTGAGAGTGCAGGATCTTTTGATGCCGCATTTATCATTAAAGGTGGTAAAGCCTTAAATGTAGATGATAGTGAATTAGAAGTAGCCAGCAGTAAAAAGGGTGATCTCCTTAGGGGTTTTAGAAAATTCAATAAGAATAAGTCGAATTCTAGAGCGTTTTTGAGTGCCTTTATTGATAAAGTTGCATAGAATCAATGACTTACGAAGCAAAAAAAAGTGAAGAAAAAGGTTGACTTTTGCTGAAAAACCAGTATAATAGTATATGTAATTGAGAGTTTTGTTAATAAATCGAGAGAGTGAAATATGAATAGAGTGATGAGTAAAAAGAGAGAGGTCGAGTCAAAAGCGTTAATTGAATCGCTGGCTGCCTCTGATAACCAATCGGGTATTTTTAGCCGAAAGGAAATAATGGATACTGCGGTGAATTTGGGTCTGGCAAAACAGGGCTCAGCCGTCGGGTATGTTGTTGGTAATTATGCAGTCGGGCAGAACAAGTTTCAGA